TGGTGCGGTAAAAAGTAAATCTCGTGTTAATGAAGCTGGTAACTATACAAAACCAAGTATGAGAAAAAATTTATTTAATAAAATAAAAGCAGGAAGTTCTGGTGGTAAACCAGGTCAGTGGTCTGCTAGAAAAGCGCAAATGCTAGCTAAACAATATAAAGCAAAAGGTGGCGGTTATAAATAATGGCTCTTAAAAAGACACAAAAATCTTTAAAAAGATGGGGCAAACAAAAGTGGAGAACGCCTAGCGGTAAAAAATCATCTGTAACTGGTGAGGTATACGCTCCATCAGCTACTATTAAAAAATTAAAATCTACTAAAAAAGGAAAAGCTAAACTTGCGCGGGCTAATCAAAAAAAGAGAGCTGCAACAAGAAAAGGCAAACAACATGCTAAACATGGTTTACATAAAGGTAAAAAAAGGTAATAATAGATACTATGGTTAAAGGAAAAAAAAGTTCTGGGAAAAGACCAGGTTTATATGCTAATATTCATGCCAAAAGAAGAAGAGGCGAACGCATGAGAAAAAAAGGAGCAAAAGGCGCTCCTACTGCGGCAAACTTTAAAAGAGCTGCACAAACAACTAAAAAAAGGAGTTAATTATGATGAAAAAATCTAAAGGTTACAGAGGCGGCGGTGCTGTAAAAAAATCTAAAGGATATAGAAAAGGTGGCGCTGTTAGAAAAAAATCCAAAGGATCAAAAAGAGGCGGAAAAAAATAAAATAAGATTTGGGGAGATTTAATGTCTTATTTAATATCTAATGTCCCATACTTTAAGGTGTGGGTAAGAAAAGAATTTACGTCTGGTCATCAAAAATATCATGGTGAATTTATTCACGGATTAGCGTTTGCAGTTAATTCTATTCCAGACAGATCTTTATCATTTCAAGTTGTTTTTACTGGATGTGAAATAGATTACGATGATCATGAAACAAAAAATGTTCACGGTGGTGCTATGTGGGCTAGAATGCCTATACAAGGTTTAGTAGCTGATATACCACTGGATGAATGGCCTGACAGAATGGAAAATCATTTATGTCAACCTTGGGACTGCATGTCTCATCATCATTCAGTAATAGTTATGGACAGAACATCATCATCGCCTTGGTATGCAAAAATAGACGGTGAATTTTATTTAGCTAAATATATTTTTACTGTTGATTATACTGAACATGAAATAGCAGACAGTCCAGATCAACATAAACAAAGTCATGTATTGTATTTGACAGAAGGTAAATGGAAGGGAAATATTGTAGCGTTGCCAAACAACAGGGTTAGAGTAACAAATCCTGCATTATGGCAAACTGGAGAAGGTGCGCCAGATTTTATTCCTAGTCAACAAATTCATAGTAGCGAAGAACACGAAAGCTATACAGACTCAAATATTACTTTTGATAATTTATACAATAAATCTAAATAGGTTTACATATTAAAGTTTTTGGTTGACATTTGTAGACAAATAACTACTTATGTATTAATGCAAGATTTTGAAGTAATTCAGCATGTGTTAAAAATTGTTAGGGAAAGACAAGAAGACCTTGCCTCTCAGCTTATAACAGGTTCTGTAGAAAATTGGGAAATTTATCAAAATATTGTAGGGCAGTTGCAATCGCTAAGTTATGTAGAGTCTGAAGTTAAGTCAATAATGAACATAATGGATGGCAATGATGGTTAAAGAGTTAGTAGTTCCTGATAAATATGTAAAAGAAAAAAAATCAGGTTTTAAGTCAGCGTGGGTTAAGGAAGAAGATAGATATCTTGATCCTACAAAAATTAATTTAACATTAAAAGAAAAACTTCCAAACCCTACGGGTTGGAGAATGTTGATTGTACCTTATCAAGGTAAACAAAAAACTGACGGAGGTATTCACATACCAGATCAAATAAGAGAAAGAGAAGCTTTAGCTACTTCTACTGGTTATGTGTTAAAAACTGGACCAAACTGCTATAAAGACAAGAATAAATTTCCTGAAGGACCTTATTGTAAAGAAGGTGATTGGGTTTTAATTGCTCGTTATGCAGGCACTAGAGTTAAATTAGAAGATTTTGAAGTTCGCATTTTAAACGATGATGAAATTTTAGCAACAGTAGCAGATCCTGCTGATGTAAAAAACTTTTAGGAGATAACAATGGAAAACATAGAAAACGAAGTCCCAGAAGAAGAAAATATTGTTCTTGAAAATAAAGAGGAAGAAAATCCTAATGAGGTAGAAATAAAAGATACTTCAGATAATTCTACAGAAGAACAATCTTTGTCTGAAGAAGAGTTAGATAAAAGAAAAAATAAAACTCAAACTCGTATTAATGAATTAACAAGAAGACGGCGTGAGGCTGAAGAAAGAGAAGCTGCTGCTTTAGAATATGCAGATGCTATGAAAAGAAAAGCTGAGTCTTTACAGTCTAAAGTAAATAATACTGATGTTGGTTACGCTACTGAATTTGAAGCTAGGGTGTCCTCTCAAGCTGAACAAGCTAAATCTGCTTTAGAAGAAGCAACAGAAGCTAATGATCCAAAAAGAATTGCAGCGGCTACAGCAGCTATGGCTCAAGTAGAGATTGAAAAGGAAAGAGTTAGACTTTATAAAAATCGTATAAAACAACAAAGTCAGCAACCTCAAACAATTGAACCAGACTTTCAACCTCAAGCTCCAGTCAGAAAACCAGACCCTGATCCAAAAGCAGTTTCATGGGCTGATAAAAATGAATGGTTTGGAGATGATAGAAAATTAACAAGTGTTGCTATTGGTCTTCATAGTGATCTTATTAGTGAAGGTTTTGACGGTTCTTCAGATAGTTATTATGAAGAATTGGATAAACGCTTGAAACCTTGGCTTGGCGCTGCTGGCAAGGAAACTGAAGAATTTACAGAAACTAGCACAACTCGTAACTCACCTGTAGCTTCTGTAACAAGTGGAAGAGGAGTTGCAAAAAAATCAAAAACTGTTAAATTAAGTAGATCCCAACTGGAGATTGCCAAAAAACTTGGTGTTCCGAAAGAGGAATACGCCAAAGAAGTGGTAAAACTTCAAGGGAATAGGAGCTAAAAATGGCTAAAAAAGAAATTATCGATGAACCTGTAGCTAATGAAGCAGCGGACAGAGATTCACGGAATAAAGACACAAGAAAAGCTTCAACACGCCCTGTACAATGGCGGCCAGCTAATAAATTGTACGCCCCGGATGCTCCAGACGGATTTATTCACCGTTGGATTCGAGCGGAAACACTAGGACAAGAAGATAAATCTAATGTCCATCGCCGAATGCAAGAAGGTTTTGAATTAGTAAGAGCGGATGAGTATCCAGATTCTGATTTACCGGTAGCCGATGGTAAGCACGCAGGAATTGTCGGACTAGGAGGTTTGTTGTTAGCAAGATTCCCAGAGGAATTAAGGTCCCAGAGAAACAAATATTATAATGATAGATCTGGACAACAAATGGAAGCAGTTGACAATGACTGGATGAGGGATAATAACCCTTTAATGCCAAAGGACGCACCGGAAAGAAGATCACAAGTATCATTTGGTCAACCCCGAAACGATAAGTAATTATTGTTTCACAACTAAAAGGAAAAAAATATGGCAAATCAAGATGCCCCCTTTGGTTTACGTCCGATTAAAATGGTAGGCGGCGGTGATTTCACTGGCGGTCAAGATAGATTTACTTTAGCAAGCGGTTACAATACCAACATCTTTCAAGGGGATCTCGTAGAACCTCTTGCTGCGGGAACAGTTGGAAGAGTACCTGCTGGTCAAACAAATCGTATTCTTGGCGTGTTTAATGGAGTTAGATATACTAATCCAACTACAGGCACACCTACTTGGGCGAACACCTATCAACAACCTGTAGCAGCATCAGACATAGAAGTCTTTGTTATTACAGACCCAAACGTTGTATATGAAGTACAAGCTGATGCAGCATTCCCAACATCAGGATTATTTGCAAATTATGATATTGTAGATAATTCACCTGTTGGAAGTTCAACAGCTGGTATCTCACATGTAGAACTTGACGTAGGAACCGGCGCGACAACAGCAGGACTGCCTTTAAAAGCACTGCAAATTAGTACAGAACCAGAAAATGACGATCCGTCAACTGCTAATACTAATGTTCGCGTTATTATTAACAATTCAGTGTATTCCGCTGGAACAGCTGGCGTATAGGAGGTTTAAATGGCTATATCACGCGCACAACTCGCAAAAGAACTAGAACCAGGCCTCAACGCTTTATTTGGACTTGAATATGCCAGATATGGTGATGAATCCGCAGAGATTTTTGAAACAGAATCTTCTGATAGAGCATTCGAAGAAGAAGTAATGCTTGTAGGATTCGGCAATGCTGCTGAAAAAGCTGAAGGCGCAGGCGTACAATACGACTCTGCTTCAGAAGCTTATACTTCAAGGTATACTCACGAAACAATCGCACTTGCGTTTGCATTAACTGAGGAAGCTGTAGAAGACAATCTTTATGATCGTCTTGCAAACAGATATACCAAAGCATTAGCTAGGTCTATGAATCACACAAAACAAGTTAAAGCGGCTAACGTTTTAAACAACGCATTTAACAATGCATTTACTGGAGGCGACGGCGTTGAACTTTGCTCAACAGCTCACCCACTTTCATACGGCGGTACATTCGCTAATGAGCCAGTTACAAATGCTGACTTAAATGAAACTTCTCTTGAAAACGCACTAATTGATATTAGTAATTTCGTTGACGAAAGAAATATGATTGTTGCTTTAAATGGTACAAAACTCGTTATTCCATCACAACTAAGATTTGTTGCTGACAGAATATTAGAGTCTACTATGCGTCCAGGAACTGCTGATAATGACATCAATGCGATGAGAAATACCAGCGCTTTACCTGGTGGTTATGTAGTTAACCATTTCTTAACAGACCCAGATGCATTCTTCGTTATGACTGATGCACCTAATGGTTTAAAACACTTCGAAAGAAGCCCGTTAAGAACAGCTATGGAAGGTGACTTCAACACAGGAAATATGAGATACAAAGCTCGGGAGCGTTACAGCTACGGGTGGTCAGATCCTCGTGGAATCTATGGTTCTACAGGTGTTTAATTAACACTCAATATTCTGAGGAAAAGGGTAGTTTCGGCTACCCTTTTTTTTGTCTTGTGTTTTGATTCGATATTTCATATTATAAAAATACTTTGACAATCATTTTGATTGACAGACACTCAACTGACAAAGGAGATATAAAATGAGTAAGACAACTTTTTCAGGTCCTATTAAATCAGGTCCTGTACAATCAACAACAGGTACTAACGTACAAAGCAATATTGCTGACGTAGGTTTTACAGTAGTTTCACAATCTGCTGCTGTAACACAAAATACTAATGCTCCAGCAACAACTATTGTTATCCCTGCTTTTAGCAGAATTTTATCAATTCAATTATTTGTAACAACAGCTTGGAATGGCGCTGCTTCAACAGCAGGTCTTGGATGGGATGATGGTACAATTGTAGATGCAACAGCCTTAACTACTGCAACTTCTGTTGCTGGTGGAACAATAGGAATGGACACTGATAATATTGAGCCGGGTGCAAATGCTACTAGAACAAATAATTGGTTAGATACTGGCACAAACAAAAAAAGAATTAGACTTTTAAGTTCTAATGCTGGTGCAGGTGTAGGAACTCTTGTAGTAAATTACGTTCAAGCACAAAGCAAAGTATTTACTGTTTAGGAGGCTTAAATGGCTGGACCAACTGAAGTCGCAAACTTAGGAGCAAGTGCTACTCAAGTTTTAGTTAATCCAAAATCTTCAGCTCCGAATGTTAAAAACATTGGAGGACCTAGTACTTTTGCTTATTTTAAAGGTGCTTATTTTGAAGCTGGTGCTGGAGGTGAGGGTACTTTAAAAATCCAAACTCAAGTTAACGGCACATGGACTACTAAAACTGAATATGCTTTAGCAGCAAATGCGGATGACTCTGTGTATGTTCCTGGAACACTAGGAATACGTTTAAAAGACGGACTAAGAGTTTTGACTAACGCTAATATTGCTAACGCTCAAATATTTTATACCTAGTTTAGGGGGTTATAATGGAAATGGATTTACTCTGGAATGTTGGGTTAACCATTCTCATAGCCCCTGGAACTTATGCTATTGCTAATTTATTTGTTAGAATGAATAAAGCACAACAAGATATAAATGATTTTAAAGTTGAAGTAGCTAAAGAATATGTTTCTAAAGAAGATTATCAAGATAGTCTTGAACAGGTTTTAAGAAGATTTGATAAAATAGAAAGTAAAATTGATAGGATTATTGAAGGTGGCTAGTGGTCGTTCTCAGTTTTCTAAACTTACTAGCACTTACAGTGGTAAATCTAAGCGTAAAAAAAACAAAGGATGTGGAAAAGTTATATCCAATAGAAGAAAGACAACAAGGTACACATAATGACATTAAGCGGATCAACAAACTTTGAATTAAATGTAACAGAATACATCGAAGAAGCTTATGAAAGATGTGGTTTAGAGTTACGCAGTGGTTATGATTTAGAAACTGCTAAAAGGTCTATGAATTTATTGTTTGCTGATTGGGCTAACAGAGGTCTTAATCAATGGACGGTTCAACAAACAATTACAACATTAACGCAAGGCACTAATTATATATCGCCTGGTGCTGATACTATTGATGTTTTAGATGCAGTTTTAAGAAGAACAGTTAACGGAAAAACTAGCGATATGTCTATGAATATGATAAGTCGTGCAGAATTTTTAAACATTCCTGATAAAGAAAATCAAGCTAGACCTAATCAATATTTTTTAGATAAACAAATTAATCCTAAACTTTATTTATGGCCAACACCAGAAAACAGTACTGATCAAATTGTATTTAATCGATTAGTTCGTATGGACGATGCTGATTCTCCCACGAACACTGTTGATATGCCTTTTCGTTTTTATCCATGTCTTGCTAGTGGTTTAGCTTACATGTTATCTGTTAAAAAAGCTCCTGATAGAATGCAAATGTTAAAAGCAGCTTATGAAGATGATATGAGAAGAGCTATTGATCAAGATGAGTCTAGAGCTTCGTTTAATGTAGCTCCAGACATGAGAAGTTATAGGTTAAGATAATGTCTTATGCATTAGGAAAATTTGCCATTGCTCTTTGTGATATTTGTGGGCAACAGTATAAATTAAGTGAATTAAGAAAACAATGGAATAACTGGAAGGCTTGTTCTGAATGTTATTCACCTAAACAACCTCAACTAGAAATACCTACAAATACTGTTGATCCTGAAGCTTTATATGAACCAAGACCAGATATGGATGTAGAAGCTGGTGATGGTGTTGTAAGAACGGAAAATCCAGGATTTGTCAATACAGAGGAAAATGTGATAGGATCAAGCTTTAGATTTAATTCTATAAATGGAAATATTGGAACAGTAAAAGTAACAACTACATGAGTAATAAATGGCTTATACATACACAACATTAAAAGCAGCTATCCAAGATTTTGTAGAAGATTCTGGTTCTACATTTATTGCTAATTTAGATAACTTTATTCAAAACGCAGAACAGAGAATTTTTTCTGAAGTAGATCTTCCTTTAGACAGAAAGAACTCTACAGGTAACTTAACAACTGCTAATAAATATTTAGCAACACCAGAAGATTTTTTATCAACATATAGTTTAAGTGTTATATCAAACAATACTCATCATTTTTTATTAAATAAAGATGTTAATTTTGTTCAAACCTATAATCCTGATCCTAGTGTAAAAGGTCTTCCAAAATACTATTCTTTATGGGACGATAATACCTTTATTGTAGGACCGTGTCCTGATCAAGCTTATGAGGTCGAGCTTCATTATTATTACAAACCTGAGTCTATAACAACATCAGCAACAGGTAATTCTTGGTTAGGAACAAATGCACAAAACGCTCTTCTTTACGGATCATTGGTAGAAGCTTACACTTTTTTAAAAGGTGAGCCAGATCTTATTAAACTTTATAACGATAGATATAGAGAAGCATTATCTAGATTAAAAAATCTTGGTGAAGGCCGCAATCGTACCGATGAGTATCGTTCCACTATTATAAGGCAGAGGGTAACATAATGTTTTCACAAAAAGTAGAAATGACAACAGGTGATGTCAAAGTCATAACAACGCAAAACAGAGGTAAAACTCCAGAAGAAGTCGCTGAGATGGCAATGGAAAGAATTATTCATGTAAGCGGTGAAGCACCTGATATTATAAAACAACAAATTAACGCTTACCAACAACAGCTTTTTCATGTATTAGTATATTATATGAAAGAAATGGTTCAAAGCGATCGAACTAATGTCATTAACCTTCTTGAGAAAGAAGGTCATAGTTCGTTAGCTGACTTAATAAGGAGAATGTAAGAATGGCAATAACTCAAGCAATGTGTAGTTCCTTTAAGCAGGAATTATTACAAGGTCTTCACAACTTCACTAATGGAAGTGGTGGTGGCACTACAACATCAACTGGTACTGGTAATACTTATTACTGTGCGTTGTATACTAACTCAGCAAGTTTAGGAGCTACTACAACAGCATATACTACCTCTAACGAAACCACGAATACTGCTGGATCAGCGTATAATGCTGGTGGACAAGGTTTAACTAACGTAACACCTTCTTTAGACGGTACTACAGCTATTACTGATTTTGGCAATGTAACTTGGTCTGCAAGTTCATTAACAGCTAGAGGGGCTTTAATATATAATTTTAGTCAATCTGGTAATAATGCAGTATGTGTATTAGATTTTGGGAGTGATAAAACAAGCTCTGCTGGTGATTTTACAATTAATTTCCCGGCTCCAGCTGCGTCTACTGCGTTAATTAGAATAGCTTAATTAAATAAAAGGAAAGGCTAATGGCTCTCAAGTTTTTTGACAGAACCAAACAAGATGCCACAACTTCTGGAACTGGCACTTTTACCCTTTCTGGTACAGCGGCTGATGGTGGTTTTAGAACATTTGCCTCTGTCCATGCTAGTGGTGATGAAGTATTTTACTGTGCTGTTGACAGCTCTAGTGGTAATTTTGAAGTTGGCCAAGGAACTCTTACATCCGGAGGTAACTGGACTTTAACTCGTGACATAGTTAAAAGCTCAACCAACTCAAATAACAAAGTTAATTTTGCCTCACCACCAGAAATATTCTCCACATATCCAGCTGAAAACGCTGCTTTTTCTGATACAACCCTTGCAAGTAATGTTGTTGAAACAGACGCTATCTTTACTCAGACTTTAACAGCAAACAAAGCTCTTTCAGGCCAATTTAAAGGTACTCTTCAATTTAATAAGGCTTTCTTTACTTCTTCAGATTATACAGTTGCATCAGGCCAAACATTAACAGTTACCGATAGTGCTGATTTATATGCTGTTAATATATCTAATAATACAGTTATGGATAGAACAACAGACTTTACAGATGTTACGACAATAACAGCAGATACTTTATTTGCTCCTGGTGTAAATGCTTACGCTCAAGTAACAATCGATAATGGTGTAACAGCAACAGTATCACCAGCAGGTACAACCTTTGTAAATAATGGTTCAGGTATTATTGTTGATTCAATACAACAAGAAGGTGGAACAACTAAATGGAGGCTACCAAGAACTGATGGAAGTGCTGAATCTGCTATTGTAACAGATGGTGCAGGTGGTTTTAAAGTTAAAGGTGCTTCGGCAGCAGGAGGACCTGTTGTATTAAATCCTCAAGGCGAAACTCTTCTTTCAACAATAGATTTTAATAATTATGTAGCTAATACAAATTATGTTGAATTTATAGTTCCTTCATCTTTAGCATTAAGTACAGCAGATATTGAATCTTTTAGAATTGATTTAGATTTTTTAACTTTTTATGCACCAACTGGTACTGATGGAGCAAACACAGCAGTATTTATACAACCTATGACAGCAAAAGATAGTCGTATGTCGTTAGGAACAGCCGCATGGGAATGGACTTCACAATATATGTATAATAATAGTACCGGTTACAATAGAAGAAGTCAGTATATGACTGGAGATTCTAATGAAGGAAGTTCAAATACATATCAAGGAACTTATTACGGAAAAGATTATGGCTTACCTTTAACAGGAGGCTCTCAAAACTATGGAACTCCGAGTGATTTTTACACAGATACTCCTCCAAACTTTACAAATACTGATCCAATAAGTCAGTGGCATTCTAACATGACAGGAACAATAAAAATTCAGAATCAAATTTATGCTCCTAAAGTATCGTTTAATTTTGATGGAGCAATGGCTTATAGTGGTGGTCAATGGAATTATACATTTATGGTTACAGGTGGACATTCTACTTATAGACAAAGCAGTCAAACCAATAATCGACCAATTACAGGAGCACACGCTAGAGGATACAGAATATGGTTTTTACCAGTAAATTACAATATGTTATCAAATTGGAAAATTTCTGGTGGAAGAATAGATGCTTATGTTAAGTTAAAACAAAGTAAATCTCAAATAACAGTTGGAGACACAGCAAGTTAAAAATTGCAATGCAAGTAAAAATATATTAAAAAGGTAATATTATGGCATCGTTAATAAAAACAAATAAAATAAGTACACCAGGTGGTGAAGAGTTTACTCTCCCAACTACATTGCCTAGTGTTGATTCATCTTTAACATCTACCTCAACAGGACAACTTGGTTATGGTGCTTTAGGTTTTAGCTCAGATGCTTTGTCATCAGATAATAAAACTATTGATAGTACTGCTGGCAAAACTTTTAATGCTCAAGTGCAAAGTCCTTCTTTAGTAGATAAAGCAAGAGTAAAAAATGACAGCACAGCTAGTCAAGTTACATTAGATGTTCTTCCTCAACTTAGAACAGGTCAAGTTGCACCAAATGTACAATTTATTAGATTTAATTTTTGTGGCGTTAATTTTAGCGATGATGGTTTTAGACCAACTATTCAATTATTAGATTCAAGTAATAATAATATTATTACCAATAGTAGTGCAACTCAAGCATTCAGGTCTTACACAAATTATAGTGGTGGTTTTAGTAACTACAGTAAAGACCCAAATGTAGCTTATATGCCTTTATTGTATGATGAAGGTTATAGACCTTGTGGAGCAACTGCATCCTCAGAATTGTTTAATCAAACTACAAGAAGAAACGGCACAGCTATGATGAATGGGTATTGTGAAATTCAAATAATTAGTAGTGCAGCTAATGCAGACACTAACTCTAGTGGTTATTTTGGTCCAGGTGGTTTAATTTTAGCTAAAAATTATTTTGGTTACAGATACATAAATGATTACAGTAGTACAAGTAACAACGCTATAATAGGCGTATTTACTCAATATGTTTCAAAACAAACAAATATGAACAATGCTACAAAAATTAAATTTTATTCTCATACAGGAACTACTGTAATGAATGAAGGTTTATTTTGGACAGAAACAACAATGAACCCAGGAAAAACATCATAGGTGTAAAATGACAGTTAGAACAGAAAAAATACAAGCATTAACAGGATCAGCTCCTCTTACACTTCCAACATCTTTACCTGCAAGCAGTAAAGGTGTTCAAGTAACCACAACAGGCGTTATATCAACTCCTGCTACAGCAGATACGTTAACCCATTTAACATCTAGTACTGGTAGTGACCCAGGTTGGGTTTTGTTAGATCATAATGAAACAAATGCTGCAACAGGATTAATGTCAGTTCGTAACACAAGCACAGTTTATCCTCCTGCCGATATATATTGTTATGAAATTCAGTTTAATATAATGGGTTACTATAATAATAGTGCTGGATCAGTTAGGTGGTCAGCAACAAGAAATGGAGATAGAGAGCCTAATGGAACTGGTAGAGATGGTGTAGGTATTTATCAAAGTCCAGGTAATGGAAAAAATCAGTACACACCAGGAGCAAATGGTACTAGTACAAATGGTAGTTATGACAATACTATGTCATATAAAAGGCAGGGAATGAGCAGTCCTACTGGTACTGTATATGATAAAATGTTTGATAAAACTCAAGCTCCTCTACAAAGTACTTATGGCGGTGACGGAGGTATTATAGGAAAATTTAGATATTATAATGGAAGTGGATATTCAGGACCCGTAATAGACCCAATGGGGTATAATGGTCGTGCAGGTAATGGAAATAGTTATGGTAATTGGTATTTTGATAGAAATGGATTTTCTATGCCTGTTTCAAATAATCCAACTCATACAGATAAGGTAGATGGTTTTGATTGTTGGGATTCAAGTGGGGGTGACGGTTGGGGTAATGCAAATTATAAAGTGATGGGATTTATACAACTATGGGGAATGCCTAAAACAACTTCTTAAAGGAATAAAAGTATGTCAACATTAGCAACAAATAAATTAGGAACATTAAGCGGCTCTGCTGATATGTCTTTGCCTTCATCAAGGCCAGACAGCACAAAACAAGGTTTTCTTGATTCATCAGGTAATTTAACTTTTGGGCAAAGTACAGTTAATAATATTCAAGTTATGGTAACAGATGATGATGGAAAAGTAGGTAAAGTTCTTGTTGATCAAGTTTGTTCAACAGGAAGTTCTGATGCTACTGCATACAATGGAGTTAAAAATTCTTCTAGTAATGGTTTTTTTGGTTATGCTGTAGGTATTCATAATGCACCTGACGATATAAAAACGAATTATTTATTTGAAGGAAACCTAAGATCAATGGAAATAGAATTTCAGTATTATGTTAATGGAAATAGTAATATACCTGAATATAATATGTATTACACGCCCTTAGACCTTGCAGGAAACAGACTATGGTCAGTTAATCAGCGTTCAGTTAGTCAAGGTGGTGCTCAAGGTTATACTTACGAAAATGAAGACTCAAGTGGTTCTCGATATAATGGTGGAAATACAAGTTATGCTGCTACAGGAGGTGATAACAATGGTCTTGGTGGGGATAGAACTTATACAGGAAATTATTCAGGAACTGGTAAACATGGAAAAATTTTTTGGCATTGTGGAGTAAATACTACTTATTTCCTTGCATCTCATAGTACATCATGGAAATTCAATTCATCATCAACAAGTAATATGTTTCCTATATCTGAAAGTCAATATACTGCTCCTACACCATCAGGTGGTTATACCAATACTGAGAGAACTCAAGGATCAGGTGGTAACAGTAGTCCTTATGGTTATGGATTACCTTGGACTCAACAAGGAGGTTGTTTTTTTAGTGCTGGTGGTTACAGTGCAGCACCACAAATGAATTATTTTACAGCAACTTGTTACGCATATATTAAACCAACAGATTTAGTTTCAACATAGGAGAGAATAATGGCAATACCACAACCAGAAACATTAACAAGAGGTATTATTAACGATAGAAATCCTGAAACAGGACTAAGAGAAAATAGAGAAGAAACAGATCAAGAATTAGCTCAAAGACAAGCTGATTATGATAATTGGTTACAAAATTATTTTATTAATAGAAGTAATCATATTCAATCAATAGGAAACGCTATGCTTCCTGCAACTGATTGGACACAATTATTAGACAGTAATTTAACAGATGAATCTGTTGCAGAATTTGCTGCTTATAGAAAAGTTTTAAAAGAATTAAACAAAGATTTGTTAGATGGAAGTAATAATCCTGTAGATGCCAATGATGAAATTTGGGATGAAAACTACAGTGTTGATGATAACTTACCTACAGAACCAACCCCAGAATATAAACCAGAAGAAGAGGAGTAAAATCAAATACTCGTATTTTCTTAAAGAATAGGATAATATAAAAAAATGTTTGGTTTTAGTTCATTTGCACAAGATACCTTTGCATCATCAGGGTCAGGTCCTGTTAGTGTTACCGTTGATGCGACTGGAGTTGTTGGCACACTTACATTAGGAAATGAAACAACATCATTTGACATGGTGTTTGATGTTACAGGATTTAATTTACAAACATCACTGGGAACTCCTCTTGTATTCGAGGGTACCACTGCAACTATTACACCTTTAAATGCCTTACAGTCATCTCTTGGAAACATTACTGTCTTTACAGGAATGTTTGTTAATGTAAATAACACAAACCTTCTAATGACAGCAGAACTTGGTAATGCTGAAGCCAATTTACCTGTTCTTATAAATGCTACGTCACCAGGTGCTTTAACAGCTAATTTAGGTCAAGAAACAGTTATTGCTGGTAGTGTTACAGCTAAAC